CAGTGCCAGTAGTCTTTGACGACTTTATTAAACGCGCTGTGTCTATTGAGGTAGTGAGTCAGGACGATGACGCAAACCCTATCCAAGGGCCACATACCGATACGCATTAGCAGCTCTGCTACTTCGCACAGGGTATTGGCCCAATGGGATAGACTTCGACATCAAAGACCTGCACACGGTTGATGCCATAGTCAAGGAACAGCAAAAAAATGCCCGTTAGCGCAAAAGTAGAGATAATCGGCGCTAAGGATGCTATTCGCTCGCTCAACAAGATTGAGCCGGGCTTGCGTAAGGAGTTCGGCAAAGAGGCTACGCGCATTGCACAGCCCGCCATTGTTGAGGCACAAGGCACGTACCAGCGCATTGGGATGCCGTTGTCGGGTATGTCTCGCAACTGGACAGCAGGCGAGCGCAAAATATTCCCTTACAACGTGGCTAAAGCGGTGCGTGGCGTCAAGGTCAAACTGCAAGGCGACCGCCGTGTCACCTCAGTTATTTTGCTAGAGCAGCGTGACGTGGCTACCGCTGTGTGGGAGACCGCAGGACGCGCCACCCCAAACCGTTTAGGCGATCAGTTGGGGCAGTTGTCGCCGGGGCGTTCCCGTGTGTTGGGGCCGTCTTTGTTTCGTAGGCGTGCCGAGGTGCAGGGCGAAATGGAACAAGCGATGCTTAACGTGGTGCGCCGTGTAGAAAAGGAACTCAAGTAATGGCTTTAAGTATTCCGATTATTACCGAGTACGTTGGTACTGGGTTAGACAAGTTTAAGAAGGAACTGTCGCAGGCTGAGACTAATTCCGCTAAGGCGGGGCTGGTTATGAAGAAAGCCTTTTTGCCCGCTACGGCTGCGGTTGGTGCTTTGGGGGCTGCACTTTTTGACGCTGCTAAAGGCGCTATAGCCGATGAAGCCGCCAGTGCCGAACTAGCCAGAGCGTTAAAACAAACCACAGGCGCGACCGATGCAGTAATCGAGTCCACAGAAAACTGGATTACTGAGCAAGGCAAACTTTTAGGCATCGCAGACGATGATTTACGACCCGCGCTTGCACGATTGTCTCGCGCTACTGGTGACGTTACCCGCGCACAGGAATTAGCCACACAAGCGATGGACATCGCAGCCGCCACAGGTAAACCCTTAGAAAGCGTTACAGAGGCCCTTAGCAAGGCTTTAGGTGGCAACATGACAGCCTTACAGAAACTCGCCCCTGAGTTTCGGGAAATGGTTAAAGAGGGCGCATCGTTTGACGACATTATGGCGGAGATTGCTAAAACTATGGGCGGTGCTGCTACTACAGCTGCGAACACTGCCGAGGGGCAATTTAAGCGTTTAGGGCTTGCCTTGTCGGAGACTAAAGAGTCTATTGGTGCTGCACTTCTGCCTGCCGTTGAGGCGGTGCTACCCGTCCTGCAAAAGTTTGGACAATGGGCTCAAGACAACCCGAACACGTTCTTAATCATTGCGGGCGCACTGGGCGCTATTGCGTTGTCGATTATGGCTATCAACGTGGCTATGGCTCTCAACCCGATTGGCGCAATCGTTATAGGCGTTATTGCGCTTATTGCGGGACTTGCGCTTGCATATAACAAGTTTGAGGGTTTCCGTAAAGTTGTAGATGCAGTTTTCGGTGCTATCAAATGGTGGATTAACAACGTCACAATTCCTAGTTTTAAGTTAATGCTTGACGTAATCAAGACAATATTCAACGGTATTGCTACGTTGTGGAATAACAGCCTCGGAAAAATATCTATAAAAATTCCTGACATTATTGGTTTGCCCGGACGTGGACAATCATTTTCAATCCCCAAAATACCGATGCTGGCTGAGGGCGGTGTTGTCACTGGGCCTACTTTGGCAATGATTGGTGAGGCTGGGCCTGAGGCGGTTATCCCGTTAGATCGTATGGGCTCTATGGGCGGTGGCAATAACGTGACTATTCACGTGAACGGCGGCGACCCTAACGCCGTAGTAGACGCGCTACGCCGATACATGCAACTCAACGGCTCTGTACCTATCCGAGTTTCCTAATGTCGTACACAGCGCCAACGGTTAATTACTCGGACGACTTGTTTGGGCCATACACGTCTTTAACAGGTGTGCAGTCGGTGTCTATTAGTCGTGGTCGCCAACGCTTTCAAGACAACTTCCCACAAACAAGCTGTGTCATCGAGTTAATCCCTGCAAACTCATACGCTTTAACGCTTGCGGTGGGGCAGTTTATTGACGTGCGAAACGCCAACACAGACACCTCGCCATGCTATTTCTCTGGGCTTATCACAGACATTTCCCGCAAGTTTGCTATCCCGTACAACTCAGGCACAGGCGCAGCCCCAGAAGATCGCATAACTATTACCGCCACGGGCCCAACTGGGCAACTAGGCGCAGCGTCATTAACTAGTTACTCGGTAGCCAACGACAAAGCCACACAGGAAATTATAGATGCAGCAGATAAAAACACTGTAGAAGTCGCAGCGTTAAGCGACAGCCCATTAAAAACCTCTGCCCGAAACTTTACGGGCGGTCTGCTGGACTTAATCAACACCTTGTTGCGCACTATTCAATTTTTTATTGACGACAGGGATACGCAACGCGACGACCCTTTCGGCACTTTTAATGCCGCCATTTATGCGTATTCACGGCTTAGTTTCACGTTTTCAGACGCTGGCACTGTAGGCGCGTTCAAGTTCACAAACCTCGACTATTTAAGTTCTGTGCAAAGTACGTTTACTGAGGTAGAAGTAAACCCTGCAGGGCTCGTCACACAAACAGTGGCCTCAGGTCTACCGCCGTACAACACGCTTGTTTATGACACTTTCAACGCAACCACGACAGACGCAGCTGATTTAGCGCAATATATTTTGGCTACGCAAAGCCTTGCAGAAATAACGCCGTTTTCTATTACAACCGATACGAACGTTGCGCCGACTTGTATTGAAATAAGCGAGTTAAATGTTGCTTCTACAAGCAACGCCGACCAGTCTTTAGGCGCTTTGACAACAGTTATTTTTCGTGGGACGACAGTGACGGCCCAGATACAAGGGATTAACACCTCGTTTTATCCTGATTTGGCGCGTGTGCAGTTGTATTTGTCGCCGTCTTTGGGTGCACCGTTTACACTTGATAGCGCCATTGTCGGTGTGTTAGATCAAAATAAGTTAGGATTTTAGTTATGCCAGTTCCAGATTTTTCGCCGGGTGAGGTGCTTACCGCTGCCGCTATGGACTCGATTGGTTTGTGGCTTGTCAAAACCCAAACGGTAGGGACAGGCGTTTCTAGCGTTGTGATTACTAATGCGTTTAGCGCGGACTACGCCAACTATCGCATCACCTGGACAGGGGGGACACTTAGCGCAACCACTAACGTTCGCATGGTGCTAGGCGCAGCGGCGACTGGTTATTACAGCCAAACCATTTATGCCGCCTACAGTGTCTCTGGCGGCGCGTTGGCCAACATTCCTGACAACAACGCCGTACGATGGAATTACGTGGGCACAGGTAATACGAACTTTGCGAGCGTTCGGATGGATTTGTACAACCCACAAGCCACAACACGCACACTTATGTCTACCCAATACGCAGACGGGGCTAGCGGCGGTGTGGGGAATGGGTTTCTTGACAACGCCACCTCTTACACAGATTTCACACTTTCCCCAGGGTCGGGCACCATGACAGGCGGAACTATCCGCGTCTACGGCTACAGGAACTAGACAATGAGCAACCCATTAATCCAAATAGATGACCTAATCCGTGAAATGACAGACGAGGAGACAGCAGAACATGAAGCGTCTATCGCTAATAGCCCTACTTTGTCTGACCCTGAGTAGTTGCGCTGATCGCACCCGACACAACTGCGACACCACCAAAGCAGACGGAACCCTAGAAAGAAGATGCCAATGAAACCCGAAAACCGCCTTAGCAACGAGGAAATAAAAGCCCGCCTAATCCTCATCGTAGGCATTGCGCTGTCGTTCTCATTTGTGGCCGCCATCGTGTCACTGATCTACGGTCTGCTGTTCGTGGTGCAACCAGTTGAGCAAGCCCCCAACGATGCAGAGGCGTGGGCCGTTCTCTCCCCCATGCTTATGACCCTCGCCGGTGGCCTTATTGGTTTGCTGGCTGGCAACGGATTGAAAGACAAGCCGAAAGACCCGCCAAGTGTCGATTAAATACCCATACAGAAAACTTGTTTTGCCCGCAGCATTACAAAAGCAAATTAACGGACGCCTAGATAAGGCGTTACTTGCGCGTGTAAACACAGGTGGCAAAATGTTTACTACAGCTGCTTTTGCGTTTAATACGATGTATGACGAAGCCAAAAAAGTAGGCATTACCTTGAGAAATATTGGTGACTATCGTTCCTTTGAAGGGCAGTTAGCGATGTTTAATGACCGCTACAGCCTGAAAGATCAAGGCCGTAAGCCACAAGTAACACGCCAATATGAGGGCAAAACATGGTTTCTTAAAAAGGGTAAAGCACCTTCAGCTGCGCCAGACCCGACAGGTAAGCGTGGCAGTAATCACGGCTGGGGTCTTGCTATTGACTTAGCGGTAGAGGACAAAAAAGGTCAAATCTTGGCGCTTGCGTCTGATAAAAAAGCCTTAAAATGGTTGTGTGAAAACGCACCTCGATACGGTTTCTTTATGCAAACCGCCGACCCTAAATCGCCTGAGTTTGAGGCGTGGCACTGGCAATACTGCTACGGCGATGAGTTCCCGCCTGCCTTTGCTCCAAAACCCGTTTAACTTGGATTGACGCCCTTGCCCGCGCTGGGCTAAAGTAACTCAAATCCCTGAGGGAATGGGACATGACGGCCCCACTATCGGCTCCCCTATCGCTGGTAGTGGGGTTGTGTCGTCTAATGACTTGACACAGCCCAACCGATTGCTAAGGTAAAAGGCAGGCCACCCGACACGGCCTAGATAGGGAAAAATTATTATGTTTGACGATCTGCCATTGTTCCGCAATGACGACCCAGAAACCTCTAAACAAGGCGGGCGGGACGTTATGCCGAGACGAGCATCACAGCAAGGGTTACTGCTGGCGGTGTTCCGCAACCGAGCCCTAACCGATGAGGAAGCGGGTTATCTTTCTGGGCTGGCTTTACGCCCGAAGTGTTGCTACTGGAAGCGATGCAGTGAGCTGCGCGCTAAGGGGCTTATTGAGTGGACTGGCGAAACCCGCAACTCGACTGCTGGTAGCGCAATGAAAGTATGCAGACTCACCCACGAGGGTGCGGAATTATTAGCGAGTTGGAAATGAAACGATTAGCCCTAGCCATTGCCCTGAGCATTGCTCCTATAGCCGTTGTAAGCCCCGTAGAGGCGTCTAAACCGTGGTTGTGCCCTAAGTACACAGCGGAAATTAAAAAGGCGTTTCCGAGAAAAGATTGGCGCAAAATGGACGCGATCATGTGGCGCGAGTCCAAGTGCGTTAGCCGGGCGGTGGGCTGGAATTACCGCAAACCACAAACCCACAAAGACTGCCGAGACAACGGATACTTCTATAACCGTATGAAATGCAAAGCCGTAAAGTCGTGGGACGTGGGCCTATTTCAGGTCAATAGTTCGTGGTCCACAATTACGACACGGCTATGTGGTAAAAACACAAGAAGCGAAATACTTATGCAACCCGACTGCAACTTCAAAGTAGCGAAATGGTTGTATAGGAACGGTGGGTTAGCCCACTGGCGCGGAAATAGCAACTAGATAGGAAACCCGACAATGACAGACGCACAAATCATTATGCGACTAAAAAACATGGCCACCGATGCTCACCTAAGCGGTGAGGAATTGCGCGGAAAGGTGCTAGGCGAAGCAGCTGCCCGCCTGACCGAGTTAAGTATCCTGCACCACACGTGGCACCCCAGTATTGAGGACGTGCGCCGTGGGCTTTAACCTTGACGATTACGAGCCAGTAGCAGCGCGTTTAGATCG